CGCTCAAGGTGACCAGCTTGCTGCCATTCAATGCAGCGATCACTTTTTTCATGGTTGGTTGGGTTTTGTTTGAGTTGAAAAAATTCTTCAAAGCAATAGCGTCTACCTTATCGTTAAGGGTAAGCGTATGACCTGCGTGGCTCAGCTTGCAACAATTTGGGTTGGCCCCAATATCGGTGATGCTTACCTCGCGCAGCTTCCACTTCGTTACAGTAGGTAGCATTTGGCCGGGCAGCATCAAGGCAGGGTCTTCGCTCCACTCCATGGCTTCAAAGCCTATGCTGGCCATGTTGAAGATGTTCTTCTCGTACTTGCGCGCGATCTCTGCCGCAAATTCATCTTCCATGTCAAACACCGGAGTGGCTACCAGCTTGGTACCCATGCGTTGCAAATCAGTAGCAGTGCCAATGGGCAGGATAATGTCCTTCTCATTTTCACCGCGCCTGCGGGTGTGGTCATATAACATTACCGGATTCTTCAGATAGTCGCTGTAATCTCCTCCGTCCGTTAGCACACGGAATCCGTAGGAGTTCACCACGCTGTCATCTGTAATTACAATCGGCTTTGCCATTTCTTTTCCTTTTAGCAAGCGCAAATGTGCATGTGTTAAAGCACCTAATTTTGGTTTCAAAAAACGGTTAGAACCTCAATTGTTGTACATACAACTGTTGTTTCAACCGTTTTAATGCGCAGGCGTGCGCGCCCTTCTTCTGCGCACTTTTGTGGCATGGCACGAATGAAGAAAGGACAAAGCGAAGAGGTAAGGCAACGGGGCTACGACCTCTTTATGAACACCGCTATGAGCCTGGGCGAGATAGCCGAGAGCATTGGCGTGGGCAAAGACACTGTGGGCGACTGGTGCGCGCGCTACAAATGGAAACAGAGCAAAGCCGCCAACAGCATCACGCGCGAGCGCAACGTGAGCATGATGCTGGTGCAGATCAATACGCTGCTCGAAGAAATAAACGAGCGCGATAAGAAGTACCCCACCGCATCAGAGGCTGACACCATTACCAAACTCACCAACAACATTCGCGCACTCAGCAGCCGCACATCGCTGCCCGACTTCTTTAATGTGCAAACGGAGTTCTTAAAGTACCTGCACACCACCAACGACAAGCTGGCCAAGCAGGTGGCCGACTACAGTAAAGAGTTTTTGCAAACCAAAGCCCGTGAGCTGGATAACTAAATGAGCAAGCGCGCCAAACTAGAGAAAGACTTTGAGGCTCTTGTAAAGCAAATCAAGAGCAGCACACCCGCAGAGGCAGGCGAAGACATTGCGGCCAAGAACAAACGCATTCAAAAACTATTGGCCGATCCGTTGGCCTTCTGTAAATACTATTTCCCTAAGTGGGCAAGCAGCGAGTTTGCCGATTTTCATAAAGATGCTGCCAAAGCCATCCTCAACCATCCGGAAAAGAAAATGATACTTGCCTGGGCCATTGCCCGAAACATGAGCAAGACTACTTTCTTTCAGATGATCAGCATCTGGATGAACTGCCGTTACATTCACAAGATGGAAAAGGGCTACAGCACCGGCATCTGGATGAGCAAGACCTTTGACCAGGCTGTAAAATCATTGCGTGCCATCCGCTTGCAGTTCGAATACAACGAGCGTTTAAAGAATGATTTCGGAGTGTTTAAAACCGTGAGCACGTGGGGCGATGACATGTTCATCACCACGCAGGGCATCAGTTGGTTTCCGTTGGGCAAAGGCCAAAGCCCACGCGGTGCCAAGAATGAAGAGATCAGGCCGGACATACAAATCTGGGATGACTTTGATGATGACGAAGAATGCCTGAATGACATTCGCCTGGATAAAAGCTGGCGGTGGATGATGGATGCGTTGCTTCCTACACTTGATGTAAGTCAGAACGCTTTCATTGCCGCGCTCAATAATATAATAGCGCCCAAAAGCCTGATGACGCGCGTGATGGAGATTGCCGACTACACGGCCAAGATCAATTTATTAGATGATCGCGGTCAGCCACGCTGGAAAGCGCGCCACAGCTTGGACGATTGCATGTGGATGATCAGCAAGATCGGCACACTGGCAGCGCAGAAAGAGTATTTCAACAATCCGATCAGCGAGGGCAAAGTGTTTAAAGCCGAGTGGCTGCAAGATAAGAAGATGACCAGTGGATACACGGCCCTGATCGCTTACCTTGATCCTTCCTTCAAATCAAAAAAGAATGCCGATCACAAAGCGTTGGTCTTGCTTGGCTTGAAAGAGGGCGAGTTCCACATCTTAAAAGTCTATTGTGACCGTGCCACTGTAGAAGACATGGTAGAGTGGCATTACGAACTGGAGAAGTTTGTGAAAGGCAAGAACATGCTATGCGAGTTTTGGATGGAAGAAGTTTTCCTTCAAGACCTATTATATAAAGACTTTGCCGAAGCCGCCAAGCGCAAGGGCTGGCCAATAGGCGTGCAGGGCGACAAGCGCCAGAAGCCTGACAAGGATATGCGCATTGGTGCAATGGCCGGATACTTCGAGCGCGGACAGGTTTACTTTAATGAAGCAGAGAAAGACAACCACCACATGATTATGCTCAAGCAGCAGATCATGCTCTTTCAGCCAGGCAATACCGGCATAAAGAAAGACGGCCCCGATGCACTGGAAGGCGCACTCTTTAAGATGATGGACAAAGTGCAGATGAGCGCACCGCAAAGCTTTGGCAAACGTGCCCGTGGTAAAAACATGTATTAGTATCGATTAACCAACAACGATCAACCAACAACGACAATGCCTTTTTTAACCGACTCCGACTACCTCGACCAGATCAAAGCCACACAGCTTTCGGTCATCACCGAGAACACGCTCAGCATCCGCCAGACGTGCGAGGCCAAGGCCGAGGCACAGATGCGCAGCCGACTGGCCGTGCGCTATGCGGTAGACAGCATCTTTGGCGCAACCGGAGCCAGCCGCAACAGCGAGATCATCATGTACTATATAGATATGGTACTGTACCACCTGCACAGCCGCATCAACCCGGGGCAAGTGCCGGAGCTGCGCAAAGAAAGGTATGGCGATGCGCTGGACTGGCTCAACAAAGTAGCCAGTGGCGACTACCTGCCCGACCTGCCTAAAGTGGGGGATGCCGATGGGGACGGGGTAGATGACAAAAACGTGGTGAAATGGGGAAGTTCATCCCCACGAAACCCGTATTTCTAAAATCGGCATGGGGATATAATTGCCCAACCCGTTTAACACCTGTTTAACATCGTTCAGGTTTGATCGGGAAACGAAAAACGAAGTAGAACTCGATTAAAAAATTTAGAGCCTTTAAATCAAATAAAAATGGCCAAAGAGCAAAAAGCAGGGAGAACGACAGCCGCAGGTGGTGAACCAATCGTTATTCAGGACATCAAAGTGGCCCTCTTAAACCGAGGCAACCAGACTATCCAGACTTGGTTTAACAACCTGAAGCGCGCAGAGAGCAGCCTCTACCCGGACAGGCGTGAGATTTACAACACCTATCTCGATGCTACAGTAGACCTGCACCTTGATATGCTGATCGACAAACGGGCAAGGGCCGTGAAGACTACGCCATTCGAATGGAAGGAGCTCAGCAACGACCTGATCAAGGATAATTTTCAAAGCCCGTGGTTTATGAACTTTCTGGATATTGTTCAGAAGCGCATCTTCTTTGGCACTACCTTAATAGAGGCGCAGATCAGCAACGGCCTGATTGAAGATGTGACTATGATACCCCGCCAGAATGTGAAGCCCGAAAAAGGGCTGATCACCAAAGACGGGTATAGCGAAAGCGGAGCCATCCATTACAATGAAGGTGTGTATGCCGATTATGTTTTTCAGATAGGTCGCAATAATGAGCTTGGTAAGCTAGCCTACATCGTTCCCTATGTATTGATGAAGCGCCAGAACTTGGCCGACTTTAGCCGCTACAATGAAATGTATGGCATAGACCTGCGCGTGTATGAGTACGATCCGCTGAAGTCTGGTGCGCAAGATGCCATGGAAGAGTCTGCAAAAAAGTACGGCTCTGCCGCTTATATAGTAGTGCCGAAAGGAATGGGTTCGGTATTGTTCCCAAACAGCACCAACAAACAAGCCAGTGCTTTTGCATTTGATAAGCTGCATCAATTATGTGATGAAGCCATGACCGTGGGTGTGCTCGGTCAAAGTCTTACCACTGGTGGGCAAGGTGGCGGCAGCTACAGTCTGGGCCAAGTGCATAAGAGTGTAGAGCAGGAAATTAATATGGAAGATCGGTTGATGGCTGAGTACATTATCAACTATCCATTTAAAAAACAAATTCTTTTAAAGCATGGCTACCGCGATTTAGAAAAGCTGAAGGGCTGCTTTAAGCTACACGATGAGCTGCCAAAAGAATTAAAAGCAAAAATGTGGATTGACCTCAGTAAGAATGGGCTGGCCATTGCTGAAGAAGATTTCTACAATGAATTTGGGGTTCCCTTTCCTAATGGAAGGCCGGTAGTGGTAGCCGTCCCGACCGCAGCGTCAGGACCGCTCCCTCCGGCAAACCCAAACAAGCCTAACGATTTGCCTCCACCACCTACACCCGAAAAAAAAAAGGTAAAGCTTAACCTAAACGCTGAGCTGGCCACCTTCTACGGGCACAAGTGCAGTCATGACAAAAGCCCGATGCGCGTAACACTCGGCTACAAGAGTGAGCTGAACGCGATCATCGACAGCATCATTCAAAAATTGAAGAGTGGTGAGCTGAAGGCGGGTGATGTAGACCCAAAACTATACAACCTCACTGCCGAAGAGCTTTGGCTAGGTGTGCAAAAAGGAATTGGCGTAAAGCTGGAAGCCGCTAGTGGCACAGAGTACGCCATGCTGAAAGCCTTGCGGACTAATGTGTATGTGTTCAGTGGGTTTAAGACCTATCAGTTTTTGAAACAAGCCAGTGAGCTGCTGGTAGATGCAGATGGTAAGGTGAAAGCCTTTAGCACCTTCCGCGATGAAGTGCTGGCACTAAATAGCCAATACAACATCGAGTACCTGCGCACCGAATATAACTATGCTATTGCCAGCAGCCGCATGGCTGGCAAGTGGCAACAGTTTGTGGCCAACAAAGGCGCGTTGCCATTGCTGCAATACGAAACCGTGGGCGATGCACGTGTACGCGCGGCTCATGCTGCCCTGGATGGAATCATCAAACCCGTGGATGATGACTTCTGGAATCAATACCTGCCACCAAACTCCTGGAACTGTAGATGCACGGTGCGCCAACTGGCAGAAGGCACAGTGAGTGAGACCAAGCCCGAGAACTTGCCACAGCTTACCAAAATGTTTAAGACCAACACCGGCAAGAGCCAGGTAATATTCCCGCCAAGCCATCCTTACTATAATGTAGATGCAGGCGACCAGAAGAATGCAGATAAGAATTTTGGGTTAAACATTCCAGACTAAAAAGAAATGAGTATTGAAACATGAGATAGTCCCAAGTCTCACATCTCAATACTCAAATCTCAATACAAATTATGCACTACCTACAAGCCATAGCCAACTTAGAAGCACTCAAGACGAGGCTTACTACTCTTGCCGGAAACGAGATGGTGAACGAGGCGCTGGATAACATTCGCCAGGAGAAGGACATCAACGGGCAACCGATGAAGCCACGCAGCCCGAAGGCTAAGCGCAACCGTGGCAGAAGGTTATTGGTAGATACCGGAGAAGGTCGCAGAAGCATTCGCCAAAAGATAAGCGGCACCAAGGTAGGCTTGATTGCCAACGACTACATGGTGGCCCACAACGAAGGCGTGAATAAAACGGTGAGTGTGCGCAGCCGCAAGGGCAGAACGTTTAGCCGGAAGATGAACCTGCCGCAACGTGAGTTTACGGGCGAAAGCCGTAAGCAAACCGAGCGCATTGAAAGAGTAATTGCAAGCCAAATTTTAAAAGCTGTATCATGAAAAATCTATTACTTGTGTGGATCGGGTTGTCACTACTTGAAGTAGTGAGGCACTGGTATATCATAAAAAGAAAAAAGAAAAGCCCCAATAAGTTGGTAAGCTTTTTGGCAAGGGCGGTTGTGGCCTTGTGCCTGGCATGGTTAGATGAACTGCCCATAACAATTACATTGCCCACCTTTGCCATTGTCAACTGGTGCATTCACGATTATGTTTTAAACCTGCTGCGCGGCATCAAACCTATCTGGTACTTGAATGAAACCGGGCCAATCGATCGCTTTCAGCGCAACTATCCAAACATGTTTGTTTGGTTTGTCTGGAAGGTTATTCTTATGATTGGTTTAGTAGGCGCTTACTTCTTTAATTTTTAAAAAAATGGAAAAGACAATCTACGAACAGGCCATTGTGCGCCTCACCAGTGCCGGAGCTATTGCCTACATTGAAGGAGCGGGGCAGGTGCGCCTACAGACCACCGATTGGTATGAGCAGCAGGTAGAAGATGCATTGAAAGAGAAAGACGTTCAGAGTTACCCGTTTAACTGCCCGGCAGTGTTCTTCCAGTTTACGCCCACGCGCTACGAGAAGGCCAACGGCATGCGGCAAGAGGCTACGGGCGAGTTGATCATACACCTGGCGCAAAACAAAATAGGCAAGGATGGCAAGCAGGGCAGCGAGAGCCACACGGCATTTAAGAGTTTGCTCGATTATGCCGACTTGTTAATCAATCTTTTAAACGCCTTTAAACTGCCATGCAGCGCACGGCTTATAATGACAGGCGTAGAGCGCGACCACACCAACAGCGGCCTCATGCACGACAAAATCACCTTTAGCTGGACAGCCCAGCGCAAACGAATAAACGTAGCATAAAAAAAGCCCTCAAGTTGAGGGCTTTTTTATAATCAATTCATCAACTGTAATTGGTATGCCACCGATGGGTTTGAAGTCTACAAAAGAAAATTGCATGTTTGACTTGATCATGTCAACCTCTACAGAGAACAAAAACTGTTGTTGATCGGTGTCGTAATCTAAATAATACTTTTCTGTTCTAACAGTCAAAGAGTTTTCATAAAGCCTTGTCACTCGTTTAACGGTTTCTTCATTAGGTTCAAAACCTTTCTTCTTTAACCGCTCAATAAGTGTTGATTCAATTTTGCCAGACACGGTTACAATCAATCTTGAGATTAACTGATCCACATCATCATTTGTCATTTTCTTATTGCTCATAAAGTAGCTGGTCTAATTGTTCGCGGTAGATCTCTTCTTCTTTCTTAGGGCGTGCCAAAATCAGAATATAAAATCTCATGTGTAGCGTGTTCTCGGCTATCTTAACGTCTTGTATCAGCATGTTCTTATTTCCTTCTTTAAAAATGTCGGCTACTGCCCTGTAATGATTTACCCATGGCGGCAGGGAGTTGATCTCCATTTGAAATTCAAATCGCTGCATCAGTTCCGCAGGTTCGTGGGCAATGTCCGGATAGTAACCTCTGCCGAACCTTTGAAGTTCACGCATCACGTATCCCACAGAGTCGTCTCTCACGTTATGTCTCACGTCTAACATCTCACGTCTATTTACAGTCACTGCATTTAGCTACAGGAGTCCAAGTTACAGAAGTATAGTTAGTAAACGAAGCGATGCCGCCAGCGGCCACATTGCTGCCGGCAAGGTATTGCTCTTTGGTGCAGCAGCGGATAAGGCCACGGTTGGTGTAGCCCTTAGGTATGCCCGTCATGCAGCCCATTTGTGGGCCTGCTTCTTCTTTGGTGCAGCCCATGGCCGCTACCAGTAACAAGATAAAGATTGCTTTTTTCATAGTGTTTGTGTGTTTAAAGTTATAAATTATTTTTAAAATAGACTCCCCTGTGTATGTGTTTCCTTTTGCTCCACCAGACTAAACTGCTCTTGTACATGGTGGCCGCGTGCGTCCCAATCAGCCGCCAACCATTGGTTTTGCGTGTAGACCTGCCCGGTAATGATCTGGCGGTAGTGAGCTGTGGTAATTACCTTTCCGTTGATCACCGTTTTATTGGTTGTCTCAATGCGCAGATTGCGCACAGGTTTATCGTTGGCCGTGCGAAAGCTTTTGGTTACATCTATGGCAGAGGTAACGCGAAAAGCTTTTTCCTTCCTTATCTGATCATAATTCTTGTCTCCTTGTCCGGTCATACAGTTTTCGTTTAAGTGAATTCGTAATAATCGTTGTCTCCGCGAATGATGGTAGTGAATGGAAAGCCTTGCTCAGGCACACGCCTGATCTGCTCAATCAACACCTTCGAGCCGGTGAACACAATCCGCTTCTCACCACCCTTTTCAATTTGTAATGTGAGCAAGTCAGTATCTTTCTTTTGCTTCGATGGCTCAACTTTAAATGCCAATACAGTAATGGAAAGATTAAACAGTTTTTGCACCTGAATCTTCTCGCCCACAAACGAGTTGATTTTTGGCTTGATGTTGAAGTCTTTAAAGTTGTTCATGGAGTAGTTTTTTAGTTAGGTGTTTGGCGTTGCAATGGCTGAGCCAGCCGAGGTAAGATGCTTTGCTCGCATGGTTTGGATTAGCTGCAAGCTTACGGGCAAAGTTTTGCTTGATGCTCTTGCGTATGCGGATGTGTGTGTGAAAGAAAACATAGCCAACGTAGTCGATGCCACGCGCTGCCACAGGAAACACCTGGTGGTTGTCTTTTACTTCCAGATTTAGATCGCTCAGGTAGCTTTTAATCTCTGCTAGCAATGCATGCAGCACAGCCTTATCGTTGTGGAGGATTACCACGTCATCGGCATAGCGGTAGTAATATTTTACCAGCTTGGTTTCTTTTATCCAATGGTCGAAATAGCTCAGGTAAAAATTCGCGAGGTACTGACTCAGGTAGTTGCCAATAGGTAATCCGGGCGCACTGTCGATAATCTCATCCAGCAGCCACAGCAAATCCTTGTCTTTGAACTTGCGCCTCAGTAACTGCTTCAGCACATCGTGGTCGATGCTCGGATAAAACTTCTTAATGTCAAACTTCAGGCAATACGCAGTGCCTTTTACATCCGTCAAATCAGCTTTCAATTTTTGGAGCAATAGGTGTATGCCTCGCTTCTTGATGCAGCTATAAGTGTCTGCTGTAAACGTGGCCACAAATATTGGCTCCAGCACGTTCATGATGGCGTGGTGAGTGATGCGATCAGGAAAGTAAGGCAACCGATATACAATGCGCTCCTTCGGTTCGTGAATGGTAAAAATGTCGTAAGCAGATGTGCAGTAGGTTTTGCTCTGCAACATATCTTGAAGTAACAGAAGGTTGCCTTCAGCATTTTGGTTATGCAGCTTCACCCCATATTGATTCACTTTACCCAACTGGCCTTTCCGGTCAGCTTCAATCAAGTTGGCCATGCTGGTAACTTGGCGATATAGGTTGCTGAGTCGTTTTATAGCAATTCCAGTTTAATGATGAAAAGAATTTTGCCCACATCTTCAGGCTCGCACCATTCGGGGTTAGGCTTTCCGATTTTTATCTCCTTTACAAAAGCAAGTTTCATCGGTCGGTTCTTACGATAACCCATTATCAATTCAGCCCACTTAAATGTTTTGAACTGGCACCGATATGCCTTCAATACATCATCTGCCCAATAACCATTTTCAAAAATATCATACACAATGTTATCTGGCACTACACTATTCTCTCTCGGTTTCTCTTCAGGTAGATTGCATTCTAGTAAACGTGTTATCCAATAAGGTTTGATTTCTCGGTAGTCTTCCAACTTACCGTTGCCATACATGTCAAACCATTTCTTCTTCAACACTAGCTTTAAGGGTAAATCTTTCTTTTTCATTTGATCCTTTGCTTTTCATAAGTCGCCTTCTCACAAGAGGTACCAACGACCTACATTTTAACTTCGTTATTTTTTGCCCCTACAAATTCGGGGCATGGCCTGCGCTGGTTTATTGTTCTTCAGCATAGGTGAGAGCTGACATTCGAATTCGAATTCCAATTATCGTAGTCGTTAAACCGAAACCCGGACGAGCCGCCCATACCAGCACACAGCCTTTCATTTTTTACATTACAAAATAATCCTTGTACAACTTCACAAACTGCCTAGCCACATGCTCGCCAGCCTCGCGCGAAATAAAGCAAAGGCGAGAGCCGACAAGCGAAGCCGAATACCAAGTACCGAAGACGTAAAACCGAAACCCGGACGAGCCGCCCATTTCAAACCAATTATGATATTTATCCCATTGACCATTGTTCCAATCGGGCTTCCATGCTTTGCCATTGTTGGCCAGCTTGTTCGCTGCCTTTGCAATGATCACCAGCTTGGCATGAGCAATCATCGCCTTTCTGTCTTTTACAGGATAGGCTTTGAAATCAGGTATCACTTTTTTTGGATCGAGACGCTCAACCTGGCAAGCATCTTCAAACGTTTTTAAATCTTCGAGTTTCATAATAATTAGATTACCATAAATTGTTTGTACACTTCAGTAAAATTATTTCCGGCATGCTCTGCCAGCTCGCGCGTTTTAAAGCAAAGGCGAGAGCCGACAGGCGAATGCGAACCCCAACCACCGCAGTCGTTAAACCGAAACCCGGACGAGCCGCCCATTTCAAACCAAGGATAGTACTTGTATTGATTGGAGTCGCTCCAATCAGGAGTCCAGCCTTCGTTTAGTGTGACTGCCAGCATCTTTAGAATTCGGAAAGCCTTCTCGTCATCTGATAGTGATTCGCACCGCTTGTCAAACTGCGCCTTGGTCAAGCCATTTTCAGCAAGCAGGTCATCAACACTTTTGATGCGCTCCAGCACACTCTTTGGCCTTTCTTTGAACTTGATCTCTCCGGAGTTTTTATCGAAGCTCTCCACTTCGTACCCTTTCGGGATTTGGATTTTGAGTGTTTCCATAAATTGATTGTTTAGTTAAGTTTTTTCTGGTCGTTGTTAAAAAAATCTGAAGTGGTTACTTCTGCATTGGTTGCCCTTACAAAGTCTACCTCTACTTTTGCGCTTTCAATAATCACTTTGCTTAGCTCAGCAATGCCCTTGCTCCTTTCTAATTCTTTTTTCATGTCTTCGGGGCTTTCGGCTTCTGCCAATTTTTCGAGGCTAGCAAACATGTGGTTTCTCAAATCTTCAATCTTGTTTCTCATAGGATTTTATTTTACGTTTTAGTTTTGAAAGTGTGTGTATGGATGATATTAGTTCGTTCGGAAAACGCTGGATGCTATTACGTAGCATGTTTTCGTTGAAGGTTAGCAGCTTTAAATTCTCTGGCTTGCAGTTGAGTTGGTTGCCATCTTTAAAGGCCACTACCTTGCCTGCGGGTATGGGGCCATAGTGCTGCTGCCAGACGTGGCGATGCAATAGCTCCCACTTTGCTTTGCCTATGCGTATGTACTGGTAACTAAGCCCACTTTTGTCTTGCCTGGTGCGCAGGGCACCATCGTACAAGGTGTTGTGTGGTAGTTGTCCTTTTTTAAAACATGTTTTCTTTAGCCTGGCAATAAGCTCGGGCTTCATCCATGTTTCTATTTTCCTGCCTTTGTTATGGGGCACTTGTCCCTTTTTGAAAACGGTGCCACCACCCAACTTTTTGCCAGGTGTAATTCTGCCACTGAAAGGAGAGGCCAGGTACTCGGCAGATTTCTTGATGCCCAAGGTGTACACTGCACCATAAATTGATTCTTTGCTTCTGCCCAGGTGAGCTTGCACGTTGTGCATAGGCAGTACGGGATAGTTGACTTTAAGCCACGCAACCTCTTCGGGTGTCCAAATTTTCCGCATACTTATAACTTTATAGGCTCTGTCCAGGCTCCATCTACTTTCTTCCAGCCCAGGGTGCGCAGGTGTGCCCAGTAGCGTTGCAACTTGGCCACATCTTCGCTGATGGTTTTTTCGTAGGCCTTGTCATACACCTGAGGGAAGCTGCTCTTGGCCTGCACACCGTTAGCGGCAAGATCGCGCACGGTATTGTAGTGGCGTATGTAATCGGCCATGCCTTTTGTGCCGTTAAGCGGGTAATTAACATGCTTGAAATAGGCATCTAAAAGAGCTTCTGTTACAGTTACGTTTTTCAGGTTGGCTTTCTCTTCCTTCATGGCGCGGTAGGGTTGGCCTTTGTGCTGCTTGTATTTGAGTGTGAAGAGTGCCACTTTATCTGCTACAGATTTGGGCTTTAGCAATTTGGCTGTGAGCATTTCGCTGTGCTGCAGGTCAAACTCTTTTAAAGGAAACATATCGTAACCGGGCGGGGTGCAGCTAAGGGGCATGGTAATATCGGAAAGTAGCATTTCCAGTATTCCGTTTTTATACATGGCGTACACCACGCCATCGAAGTAACCGGTTACTTTGTAGGTGTTGGTCATGCTACATTTAGTTTTAGTTGATCGCCCACTTCGGCTTTCTTATTCCAGATCACAAAGTCTTTGTTGCCGCCAAACCTGCCGCGCGAATTGGCTTTGAAATCGTGAACATGCACCACTACGTCTACCATGTACTCAATGTCTTTGGCAAACTTGCCGGCAGGCTTGCCCGCTTGCTCCCAGCAGATGATGATAAAGCTCTTATGCGGGTATAGCGTAATGAGCTTAATGTATTGCTGAGCGGTGAGCTTCATATAATCGCGGCTATCGATAAACACAAACTTGCCTCTGTTGGGTTTGGCCAGGTATTCTACCAGATCGTTGAAGAAGTATTGATCGCCCAACATAAAGCGGCCATCAGGTATTTCTATCATCTGCTCACGCACGAAGGCATCTTGTGTGGTTTTGGTATCACCTTCTTCAATGGATGAGTAGAAAACTTTGCCAAAGTTTATAGCCAGGTACTTGGCGAAGCGCATCATAAAGGTGGTCTTGCCATTTTTTGGGTGGCCATACACCAGCATGTGAAAGGGATCGGACGGCAGACCGAACGTGTCTTTCCAATGGCCCTCAAAGGGCAAGGTGTGGTAGTTCTTGTTGATGATTTGGCTTACGCCTAATGTACGTGGCATGGTGAGATGCGGTTTAGAAGGTGAGTTTACAGTTGATAGTTATCTTTGATGGCTACTTTGTAAGCAGCGCTGCAACGCTTTACATCTACCGGCACTTTATCGCAGCTGGCTATGATGTGGTTGACCAGCTCGGGACTGATGTGATACTCGCGATTAAAAAACGCGTGTACCAGGTGGCTGCGGTAGCGTTTCATCAGGTGCTTGTACAAGTCGCGCACCTCGCGGTTTCGCTGTAGCTTTGTTTGATGCTTATCGTAGGTGTGCTTTAGCTCTGGCATGTTTATTTATACATTTCGTTGATTATGTGCTTGGCTGCTTGCTGAAACTGAGTGCATACTTCGTTCAGCTCTTTAAGGCTGAGCTTGTGCAGCTTTTTTTTATGAACTCCATACTTTAAAATCCAGCCGTTTACTTTGTTAAGATTTACCTTCCAGCGCGGCCAGTTGTAATCTTCAGGGCTTTGCGGTTCGCCCCAGCCAAGCGAGTGGCCAATAGCCAGTATCTTGCGCGATACCTGCTGCTTGGCCTCTCTGCTCTCTTGAATGTGGTCTTGCTGGGTCATGGGTTATGTGTTTACCAAATCTTCTTCTTTGGCTTTTACATAGAAAGTTTCTTCCTGCACCACGGTCACACCAATTTTGCTAAGCTTAAACATGAATTCATAGTTAGCGCGGTTGGCAATGATGAGCTCTTTGTTGACCTCTTCTTTGCTGCGCACAAAGGTTGAGTCTATTGCTTTTAGGTCTTCAAGCACGCCATCCCATGTTACCTTCTTAGACTTATCTACTTTGGGTGTGCCCATTTGAAAGCCAATGGTGCCATGTGCCAGCTCCATGCTTTTCTTGGTAGAAAACAAACTTTCGCGGTGGTACTCGGCAAAATTTTGCAGTGTATATACGGCTTCATCGCGCAGCTCGTTAAGTTGTTGCAGCTTGCTCTCGTACTTGCGCACGATCTCTTGCTTCTGCAATTCAATGTCGGCTTCAATCGCTTTTAGCTTGCTGGTTGCAACAGCAAATTTTCTCACTTGCTCGGGCAGCTCATCTTGTGTGATAAGTACTGTCACTTTCTTTTTGGTTCGGTTCATAGTTGTTTGATTGTTTGAATTATAAATTTTAGTTCTCGTTTTATGCACTTTAACTTCTTGCGATCGTGATTCTCTACCTTCAGTATTTGCTTTACGCCCTTCAGCGATTGCTCCATGGCTTTTTTGTTCACACATTCCAATCGTGCAGTTGCTGACAGGTTCATACCTTTTCCTTTTTGGTGATGTGCTTTATTACCTGGTGATAGCCTGCGTGCATGAGCGCATCTTGTGTGTAGCGCGAGCCTGCATGGAAGTAGCGATACCAATAGGCAGCGTGCATCTCGTATTGAAAGCGATTGTGGTGCGCCAGAAACAACACATCTATCCGGTGCCACTCGCGCAGCCAGAAGCTACGCCAGAACTCTTTTGTGCTGGCCATCTGTGTTTGCATAGGGCCGGTGCAGCCTATGGTGGTGAGCCACTCAAAGGCCAGCTCTATGCGCATTTCAGTGATGGCCTCTTCGCTCAGGCGCGTTACCTCGCGCACGCGTGCGTGTGTGCGAGCTACCAGGTCTTTTTGTTCTTGTGTTGTCATAACAGGCGGTGGAGTTGTCCTTTTAGGTTTAACAAGTCGATATCTTTGGCAAGGGCTATAGCCAATACCAGTACACCCATTTCGTGGGGCTTTACAGGCAGCGTTTTGCGCCTGGCATCCGCTACCTTTTTTTCCAGCAGCTCATTGGCTACCCATGCCAGTGATTTATCGGCTATGGTAGCTTCCTTCTTTTCGTAGATGCCCACAGAATAAAGGCATAGGAAAAATTGAAGTCTATCGATGTGCCAGGGTGTAACGCCCTCGATCACCACGCGACCGCTGGGCTTACGCACGGCACCAAAATTTTTTCGTTTTGCTTTTGGCTTCTTCATAGCTTTTGCAGTTCAGCGTCTATGATTTCAATCTTGCGCACAATCTCTCTGCGTATGCCGTTCATCTCATCGATGCTGAAGGCATCAAAGCTTTGCTCTATCTCACGGTCTATCGTAGCCAGCCGGTATTGCAGCTGTAGCTTGTGTTGACTTTTAAGCTCGCGCAGGGTTTCGTTTGTCCACTTTAGCTCTTCTTGCTTTTCGTGCAGCAGTGTGGCATAGTTGGCATCCGGATTTTGTGAACCTTGGAGGCGTTCTTTCAGCACTTCAATTTCGTGCAGCAGCTTTACCTTTACTTTTACGTTGTTGCCAATGGCATCTTCGTTGAAGGTATTTAATTGGATAGCTGTGCTATCGATCTCCCACTTAGGAAGCAAAGGCACACCTTCTGCATTGTGTTTCACAGCCTTTAACGTGTTGATAATGGCCTGTTCAATGGCTGTCGTATCTATCATCCACTCGTCTCCTTCGCCTTTTGCCATGAGCTGGTTCCACTCGTCTACCGTGCTTTGCAGGTAGGCGATCATTTGCGGTATGGTTATCTTTTCGGCTACCATATTCTTGGGTTTAAAAGGGTGAAGAAAACATAGATAATAGCTGCATCGAAAGCGATTGCGCACAGCACAATCACGGCAGCATCTTTCCAAAAAGAGGATGCAAACTGGCTGTCGTTTTTCAGTTCAAAGCGTGGGTCTAATTCGGTTTTCATAGTGTTGAAATGAATTTAAAAATGGCAATGCACACGGCCAACACTGCTGCGGCCAGCAAGGTTGTAAGCACGTTCTTGGCGCGCTTCTGAAATGGGTCGGGAAATTCATCGTAGCTCATGCTGACTTGCTTAAAGTGTTGAGAGAAAAAAGTTGAGCCACTTCTTGGCCGGTAATCTTCTTACCGTTTTGCTTCTGCCAATCCTTTATGTCGGCCACGTATTGGCTTAGCATATCTAAGTCGGTAACGTACTGCGCCAGCATGTTTTGCGCGCCCTTGTTGCTGATGTCTTCGAACTCGCACACCTGCACAATCTCACTCTCGCTCAGCTTGCTGGCCGTTACTATCTTGTTGCCAAAGAACCGCCTGCGCAGTTGTGGAAACCCTGCTTTGTTTTTGCTCGCGAGCTTATCCAGCTTGTTGATCAGGTCCATGCCGCAGATGATGAAGCCAGCTTTGTTCTGCGTCCAATCGCTGATGTCTTTGAGCACAGAATAGATGCCAGCGCGCACCACTTCCGTTTCGTCAATGATAATCAGCCAGCCTTTGCGCTGATTGATCACTCGCTTGATCATTTCCAGCTTGCTGTGGTTGCCCCGGATGCTATCATGCACGCCCATCTTCTCTAAGATGGTATCGAGCAAATCTTTGCTGCTCATGTTCATGGTGGCCTTCACATACAGCACGTAGTCGTTGGTCATGGCGTAGCTTTCCAGGGCGTAGGTCTTGCCCATGCCTGTCCAGCCTTGTATCACTTCGCGGATGGCGTTTTTCTGTGCCTTGCGGCAGGCGCGCTGTATGGTTTTAAAGTTGCCGATGAAATCCCAGTGCAATTGCCCATCGAAGCGGATGCCAATCGCATCGGCAATGCGGTGGAAGTACGCATCGCTGATCTGCGTTACGCGTCCGCTTCCTACTTCAATTTCGTAGGTGCTGTTTTTGATTTTGCTGATGTAGGCTTGGTTGATGCCTGCCTTCTCGGCCAGCTTGTTGCCACTTCGGGCAGGGTTCTTGTCGTCAATCCAGCTGTTCACCGCTTCGGTGATCTGCTGCTTGTGTGTGCGGGTTAGATTCATTTGTTTATTTAGTTTGGTGAGATTTTATTCTAGTGGAAGTTGTTCGTCATAGCCTGCAAAGCGGTCTATTCCGGTGTTGGTTTGTTCTGCTATCGGTTGGCCCTCGCCCAAGCGATAATCTTCTCCGTGTATGATGGCATTATTAATCTCTGCCTGCGCTGCCTGAAGCACTTCTTTGTCGAAGGCATTGGCAGTGATCATATCGGTATAGGTGCCGTTGCGTTTGGTGGTTTCTACCAGTTGGGCAAACTCTTTTTGAACTATGGCGCGTTGCTTTTTCTTTTCGGCTAGGCTGGCTCGCAGCTGTGTGCCTTCGCCTGGGCGATAGTCGGCAATGGCCATGTGGTACACGTCTTTTGGCAATGCGGCCACGTGCATGCCTTGCCACTGTACAGGTTGGCCTTGCACATAGAGCAGGATTTTGTCGGGCTGGCCGTTTGTCCAGCGCTCTGGATTAGGTTCGAACTTAATTGATACTCGCTGGCCAATGAACTGAGTGCGGAACTCAGCTTGCGCAATGTCGTACGCGCATGCTTTGCCTTGAATTGTAACTTCAATTCCTTTGTTAGTGAACTCATAGGTTTGAGGGATGAATGTGTTTACTGTTTTTGGCTTGCCTTCGTCATAGGTGCGGATTTTCTTGTGCTCGCCTGGCATATTCCAGAAGGCATCTACATCTATCAGCTCGCTGAAGGCACGCTGCTTGTTTAAGGTTTGTTCAACACTCTTTCTGTAGGCTTGTATGGGTGTTTGCCCTGCCAAAAACTTGCGTGGCTTGTTGTTCCACAGGTTCAAGTCTTCAATGGCTTGCTTCAGTGCGCTCTCGGCTGCTGGCAGCTCGTGGCTCTTCACCATTTTGGCAAGTGCCTCGCGGTTGGCTCGGTTGTTCAGGCTTATCGCAAACGGGTTGTGTGTAAACCCTGGGCGAAACTTCTGCACATCGGCATTGAAGAGGTGAAAGAAGTTTTCGATGATCTTTGCACGTGCATTGCCTGCCGATGCGCCAAAACTTACCACGCTTATTTTGTCGATGGCCTCTTGTGCGCGGTAGCTTTGTATGGCAGAGCTATTGTCGTACAATATTTGGTGGGGCATGTGGCCGGTGACCATGCAGGCAGAGCGCAAGGCACCTAATACGGCCTCGGTGTTTTCGCTTTCGCTGAGCCAGAAACCTACCACACACCAGCTGTGTGCATCGAGTATTGGGAAAATGTTAAACCGGAAATATCTGCCCTGGTCGCCATGCTGAAAGTAGCGGTGCGATGGTGTGCCATCTATTACCCACAGCGCATTGGCATAACTAGCGCGCTCGCGCAAGGTTACAGGCTCAAATACGCTGCGATACTCTTGGTATCCGTGGCGTGGCTCAAACCAAAGTTGTTTGATAGATGGCTTAGTCAAAAAAGCGCGAACCGTAGATGGCGAAATCATTGATTCGTCATTGCCCCAATGTTCCAGGCTCACCATCTCTTGGGCCTTGCGTGTGTAGATGTGCCACACCTGTTCAAAAGTTGGCTTGGCGTTTCCATCGGCATACATCTGAACGAGCAGCGCCTTCTGTTCTTCGCCCAGCACTTCGGCATTGCTGTTTCCTACCTTTTTGCTGATCAGCGATTCGAAAGCTTTTGATAGTAGGGCATTGTCTTTAACAGCCTTTTTAAAAGGTGTTAATTTCTTGATCAAACCCTTTAGTGTGCTGCACTTCCAAGCGTGCCACTCGCGCGCGCTGGCCTGTTGGTTCATCAGGTCGATGGCTTTGAGGTAGAAGTCTTCGACTTTAACAAAACCGAGCGGCTTCCAATGGGTACCTTTAGCTCCCGCTATGGCAAGTAGCCATGAAGCCTGCTCGGCTTTTTCTTTAGCGCGCTTGGCCGTGGCCGGATGCGCGAGGTAATAGTTATAAGCGTGTTGAGAGAAAGCCACCAGGCTGGCCAGCTGTTGGTTTTGGATGTGCTTGATTAGCTCGGCCTTGGTGGGCATTCCTTTGGACAAGCGGGTGGCTTCGGGTATGCTGTCATAATCCACAAGCGTAACGGTGCGCTTGGGGTCATTAATAAAATCGATTCCTTTTACGTTGGCGTAGTTGTCGGTAATGCCAGAGCGATATTCGTTGCACTCTTTTTTGAGAAACGATTGGCTAAACCCATATTTGGTAACCAAGTCGGCTGTCACCGATAGCAGTAGTATGTTATCTTTTACTACCATCTACCGATCGGGCATTTAGCTTCCACTACTTTTGTTTTGGCCTCCATATCGCAGCCGCAGCTGTTGCAATACTTTTTGTCGCGCAGTCCGGGGCCGTTGGTGTTCTTATCTGTGGGATGGGGAGTTAAATCGCAGAGTAAGCAATCGGCAAAGCGTATCTCGCTCAGCTTCTTGGTGTCATCGGGCAGCATGCCCACCTTATCGATCATTTTGTTGAAGTAGCCCTCGATGATTTGGCCTACGTGTATAGGGTTACTCATATACCAGGCGTTGGTTTTTGCGTGCTCTTCTTTTTGCTTCGCGGTCGGCTAGTTTTTCGCGTGCTTCCAGCAAATCGGAAAAAACTTTTTGAATATTATGATTGTCTGGTCTGGTGCCAGAAACGACCTTTTTAACAGTGCTTTCGCTGACTTTAGCAATTTCAGCTACTCGGATATAATCACCGTTTGAATACTTCCTTTTGATTTCTGATAAAGTTTTCACTAATCTTTGTGTCTGAATTCGGTACAATTATACCACAAAGGTATAATACAACGCAAGCAAACTGAAAAATATATTCTAAAAAGGTATAATGACCAGAGGGGAAAGACTTCGTGATATTCGGGCTAAATTGGGCTATAATCAGGCTCAAGCGGCTGATCTTTCTGGCGTTTTGCAGAAGGAGATAAGCCTTTTGGAGAATGACAAGAGAGACAATATACCTTTAATGTATATTGATTGGATGGGTAACCTTGGTGTAAACCTTAACTGGGTTTACTTTGAGCGAGGGCCTGTATTTTTAACTTCGAACTATGAATTTCAGTCAACAGAAAATAGAGTGGCGGCAGAGGATCGAGCTGAGTATGTTAAACTGATGGACCTCTCTAGGCAGATGAACATTATCCAGGTAGAGATTGAGAAAATGAAAAACAACTTATAATATGAAAGTGCCAAATTTTATCAAGTATGCAGTTGTGGCTGTGTTGGCCATTGCTAGCTATCAGTTTATCATGTACAAGCCAACTGTTTCTAATATTCAGACTTCAACTGATAGCTCTGTACCGTTTTTAGAACAATTGGACAAAGAGCAAGGAGTCTCTGCGCCTGAAGTCTCCAATAGTTCAAAAGATGTAGTATTAATAAAGGTTAGAAACGAACCGAAGGTAATCGAAGCGATGATAACAGATGCAAAAGTTCTCTATGTATCAGTACGGGATGATGGTACTCGTAGAACTGGTTATGCCGAGTATCTTTGCATGATCGCTAAAAGCAATTTTGTCGAACGGGTGAAAGTTATAAAGGTCAATAGTCAAAATGATCCTAACAGAGATAATTCCTACGGTGTTTTGCTTGGCGAAAGTTGGTGTAAATGATTGGGGGAAGGTAAAGGGGGAAGGTAAGGGGGAAGGGGTAACCTAAGTGGGTAACCTTTGGGGTAACCTTTTAGGTTTTAAAAGGTGTTTAACTGGCTGCAAATGGGGTTTTGTTTGTGTCGCTACCTAGCCAAAGTGGCAAATATTGGCATTTTCTCTACTTTTGGTTTTGCGGCCACAAAATCAACCTATAGGTTAATAAACCTTTAAATCAGCTTTAAAACGCACATTTTAACACGTTCCGCAAATTTTTCCGGCAAATTATTCTCTACTTCTGGTTTAGATCCCCCTAC